CCGGCATATACTATGTTGGAAAAATATTCGGAAGGAAACTTCTCCGGTGTGTTATGATTTTACAGAAGTGGTTCAAGAGTGGATTCGTGAAGACGGAAAACGTACGATCATAGCCCGACCGATGAACATGGGAGGTAACGGATGGATATATGGTGAACCTCTCAGTATCAAAGGAGAATATGGAAGTAGCCCCTATAACTATTACGGTGATTTATATGCGATACATGGAGAGCTTTATCCAAGGAAAGAATTACTGCCGGAATTAAAAAAACGGGGACTGAATCGACGGTTCCCAGATGTAACCCCGTCGAAATTGATACGTGATTTATTGAAAGGTGGTAACGATTCGGAATTGTGTCTGAAGACCGGGCAAATCTCCATGCTGAAGCATATGTATAGAAACGGCTTCTATCACCTTCGCTATAAACCGTCGTTCAACATCTGCAACCGTAACCATTATATTATCAAGGATGCGTCCATGTGGGAAGATTATATGTCTTTGCTGTCTTACTTTGGTAAGGATATGCGTAACGCCCACTATGTCTGCCCTAAGAACCTGAAAACTGCACATGATAAACTACTAAAGATAAAACAGGTACGTGAAGCCAAGTTGAGACAGGAAAGAGATCGAGCACAATCTATCAGTAAGCGTGAAAAGTTAATGAAGGATATAGCCGGCTTCTACGAGCGGATGGAAAAGTTCTTCGGATTGAGAATCGAAGAAGAGGATATAATCATCCGCCCTTTGGAAAGTGTCACCCAGTTTTATCAGGAAGGTAAGGTCATGCACCATTGCGTATATCAGAACGGATACTACAGACGGCCGGAATGCCTGATATTATCGGCAAAGGACACGGCTGGAAAACGATTGGAGACGATAGAGGTAAACTTGAATACACTGGATATCGTCCAGTCCCGATCCTTCTGTAACGGCGTAAGCGAGTATCACGATCAGATAGTAAAACTGGTGAAAAAGAATATAAATCTGATTCGTCGTAAAATGATTGCATAAATAAAGTAAACTATGAGGTACGCATTAAGAAAGCAGGATAAGATTGCGGCTGCAATAGGTGATGATTATTTGAAAAATCATATCCTCAAAAGTCTTGATAGTTTCTTCCGAAAGAGCAATGATGAATGTATAATCAGTTCTGTTGAATTGGACACCTATCAAACCGAATCAGGAGAAAGTTATGCCGTGTTAAGAGTTAATGACCTTGCAGATGATAACGCAATGTTGGAGTTTGCGGTAATTGGGAAAGAGTTCGATGTTTTAAAACTTGCCTTTTTAGGCAGAATGAAAGGATAGAACAATGAAAATAAGCAAGAAAGTTCTCAAGGGGATTAAGTCAGAGGCACTTCGATTGAAACAGATATACGAAGCCCCGAACCCCGAAGTTGATAAAATTATTTCCGAATTACGTGAGGAAGCAAAGGGGAAGCCGGAAAACATGAGCAAGGATGAAGAAATTGCCTACATCCTCGGAAATGCTGACGAAAGGCATTGCAGCGAATGTGTACACTACGAGGCTTGCCCGAACTGTCAGATGTACTGCAAAGCTCTGCAACGGAGAATAACAGCAAGGAAATCTGCCAAGAACTGCAAGTATTACAAATCATTTATCAAGGAGGTAAAGAAATGACAAAAATAAAATTGAATTGGGCATACGCAAAAGGCGAATTTGACACCGATACATTGAAACTGATATGTATTCCGGCAAGAGGGAAGCGTGTGTTGGGTCCCGATGAATTGGACGCAGAACTTTGTATCAAAGATGGCATGAACTACCAAATAGCAGAAATCCATTTGGGAGATGTGGAAAGTTCCAATGTCCTTTGCAATGAGATAGCAAGGCGATGGAATGAGTTTAATTCACGGACTAATATTAACTCAGTATGGCATGATGTGAAAGAATGCCCGGAAAGGAAAAGGGAATATCTTACTCAATGTAAGAATGACAGATTTAACGTAATCTCTGATTCAATGGATTGGGATAATTTTTATAAAAAAGCCGAAATTATCCGTTGGGCATACATTGAAGATTTGATACCGAAAGGAGGCAAGGAATGATTAAGATAATACTTCAAATGGCCTGTTCTCTCTTATTTATATTCGCACTTACATCAGGCGTATCAATCCAATTTAAGCCGTTTCATATATCGTTTGCTTATCCATTTTTCGGATTAGGAATGGTATTGATCACTATAGGCTTTGCCTTGTGTGTTGGGTCGTTTTACTACAAAGGTATTAAGGATAGTGGATATGAAGAAGGTTATAGTAAGGGCTTTGACACTGGGACCGAATATGTTATTGACTTAATTAAAGACAAAGAGAAAGGAGATGAATAATGGAACGAGAAGATATTGAAAAAGCAGCAAAAGATTATTCCATAGGTAAAACACATTTTCGGAGAAGCGTTCTCAAAGAAGTGGATGCAGACGATTATGTTCTACGCAAGGATAATTGCCGTGAAGACTTCATAACAGGTGCAGAATGGCGCATCAACAGCGTGTGGCATGATGCTGCAAACGGGAAAGCAGAAAACAAACCGGCATTGATAGAATACACACATAGGGATGGCAGTTGTGGATATTTGGTCGTACCCAACCCGCAGGAAGTGAAAGAGGCAATCGATCGCTGGGCATACATCGAAGACTTACTACCTAATACGGAGGAATGAATATGAATAAAATAGAAAAACTTATAGAGAAAAAGAGCGTCCTGGAAGAGAGATTGTATAAAGAAGAGCGCAGAGAAATTGAAATGTTGAATAGAAGAGGTTTTGGATATGCGATGCGACATGTCAAAATTGGTTTCTCTACACGAAAATCAGATGCTCTCAAAGAACGCATTAGAATTATCAGTGAACAAATTAACGAATTAAAGAAGTTAAATGAAAGCAATAACAATTAAACAGCCGTGGGCAAGCCTTATCGTGTCCGGGCTGAAAGATATAGAAAACAGGACTTGGAGCTGCCCTAAGAAATACTTAGGTAAGAGAGTGCTGATTCATGCAGCAAAGACCTCAGTTAAGAAGGGATGGAGCGCACTTAACGGAATGCAAATAAAGAAAGTTTCCAAACACAAGGACAAACTTTACGGAGATAATGAAGATTTGCCAAAAGGCGCAATCATCGGCAGCGTCGAGATAGTGGATTGCGTTCAGAATCACCCCTCGCTGTGGGCCGAAAATGGCGTGTGGAACTGGGTGCTGGCTAACCCTATTTTATTCCCCGAACCAATACCGGCTAAAGGCAAGTTATCTTTCTGGGAATATGATAAAATTTCAGAACCTGTGTCTGATGGCGATCATAAAATTTGCATGTGCCGTATATGCGTGGATGAAAAAGTTCAGGTGATGAGTATGGGGAATTATTTTGTATGTAAATATTGCGGTGGACGCTGGTATAAGTAAATCTATAACAAAATGGAATTGAACATTATGGATAAAACGAAATGTATCACTTTCGATCCGGTAGCACAAGAAGCATTGCCGGATCATATTAAGGCTAAAATGAAAGCAGATCGAGATAAAGCCAAATTAGAGGCATATCATAAGCAATGCCCTTGCTAGAACAGTCACAACGATAGTTGCTATGATGATAATTGCCCTTGTGATAGAGATTGTGAGTATATGAAAAGTTTCAATTTAAAAAGAAGTGAATCATGAAATGTCGAGAAGTTTGGAACCGCAGAGATGAACATTTTACTCTCACAGAAGATGAAGAACGATATCTCCGAGCCTTAGAGCGGTTAAGCAAAATGAATCCTGGCCGTATATGTCTGATGGCCAACGGGAGGGTGAGTGTACGGATAAACGAACAATGGCATGATGATAATATAGATGCGTATTGCAGTGTTGACATTCCATGCGAAGGTGGAGATGGTGGAGATAATTTTTAGCTTATAAAAAGAAATGAGCCTACAAGATAAAATATACAACTCTATTGTCTTATTGCTGAGAAGTGAAAGAATGGCACGGGAATATGACCCGGAAAACGGTTTTTACCTTGCTTTTTCCGGTGGTAAGGATAGCCTTGTTCTTTATCATTTAGCAAGAATGGCGGGTGTAAAGTTTAAAGCACATATGAACTTAACATCTATTGACCCTCCAGATGTTATTCGCTTTGTAAAACAGAGATATCCGAGTGTGGAGCTAATAAAACCGAAAATGTCTATCTATGATATGGCGTTGAAAAAACATATTCTTCCAACCAGGTTCATGCGTTGGTGTTGTGCTGAGTATAAGGAAATGTCCGGCGCCGGAAAAGTAACGCTCATTGGAATCCGTAAAGGTGAGAGCGCAAAGCGTTCTAAACGTAATGAGGTAGAAACAGGTAATCGCAAATTCAGTGGAAATTTCGATCAATTTTCCGAACACAGGGAAACAATGGTAACGTGTGTCAATGGAAAAGACAAAATTCTTGTTTCGCCTATCCTTAATTGGACGGAAGGGGAAGTCTGGGAGTTTATTCATCGATATAAAGTACCATATTGCAAGCTATATGATGAAGGTTATAGCCGTATTGGTTGTATTCTTTGCCCTATGTCAAACCGAAAGCAAAAGTTGAAAGATATAAGACGTTTCCCTCACGTAAAACGGAAATGGGTACAGACGATCCAGAAACTCATTGATGCCGGATATCTTAATCACAACTTCTCAGATGCGGAATTTGGCTTCAACTGGTGGATAAGTGATAAAGGCTTCGATCATTTTTATGCCGACGAAGTTTTACAACAGAAAATTCAATTCTAAAAAAATGAATCATGAATATAGGTTTATTGCCTGTTGATAGTTCTTATCCTAACCTGGCGTTGATGAAGATTAGTGCTTATCATAAAGCACGTGGTGATAGTGTTGAATGGTATAATCCTCTCTGCTGCTATGATAAAGTATACATAGCGAAAGTCTTTTCCTTTACTCCTGATCACGGTTACTATATCAATGCAGATCAGGTAGAGAAAGGTGGAACCGGCTACGATATATCAAATAATTTACCAAAAGAGATAGACCGGGCTTATCCGGATTATAGTTTGTACGGTATTGATAAAGAGGCTTACGGCTTTTTGACACGTGGATGTCCGAATCAGTGTAAATGGTGTGTTGTCCCCAAAAAGGAAGGCAACATTACTCCGTACATGGATATTGAAGAAGTGGCCGGAAATAGAAAGCATGTGATTTTGATGGATAACAATGTTTTGGCTTCCGAATATGGATTACAGCAGATCGAAAAGATTATTTCCATGGGACTTCGAGTTGACTTCAATCAAGGGCTGGACGCAAGGTTAGTTACCGATGATATAGCCAAGCTCCTTGCTCGTGTGAAATGGATAAAACGTATTCGCTTTGGATGTGATACGCCGGGACAGATCGCCGATGTCGAACGAGCAGCGAAGCTGATTGACAAGTACGGTTACAAAGGCGAATATTTCCTCTATTGCATCCTGATGGACTTTAAAGAGTCGTTTTACCGGGTCAATTATTGGAAGAGCGTTAGCCGTCGATTTGTGCCGCACTGCCAACCTTTCCGTGATTTGAGCAATCCGCGTCAGGTCATTCCGCAATGGCAGAAAGATATGGCCCATTGGGCTGACCGGAAGGAACTCTACATGAGTTGTGATTTTAAAGACTTTACCCCGCGCAAGGGATTTAGGTGTAACGAATATTTTAAAAATAATTAAGCTATGAAAACTTTAAAACAATGGGAAAAATCAGGCCTGGATTTAGAGGATTTTATTCATCCCGGAGATTGGATAAGTGAAGACCTATACAATTATATTGGAGAAATCGTTTGTCCGTATTATTGTTCAAAGGACTTAATCCAAGGAGGCGATCCAATTAAATCGGAAGATGGAGTATTGTTTTACTGTACCTGCCATCATACTGAGGATGATAGATATCTATATCTTGGTATCCTTCCGGAGTTTAAGCAGTAACTACTATAACTAAATAGGTATGAATATAGATACTGAATTTAACGTAGGAGATAGCGTATGCTATCTGAGCGGGGATAACATTATCCATACAACTATAAGCAAAATAATTATCGAAATATCCTATACTGATGATAGTTTTCTTATGGTTTATAAGCTGTCAGATGGACTTAGTGTACCCAGAAACAATTATCCCAAATGGGATAAAAGACTTTTCAAAGACAAAGAGAGTTTGATAAAATATTTATCTGAATCATAACTACTAAAGAATATGAATATGGAACCATTGATAAGATTGGTGGGATTAAAGGGGTGCAGTGGTGATACTTATGCTTATTTTTCCCGTGATAAAGAAAATGTGAAAAAAGCGTTGGAATTGGGGATAGCCTGTACCGGAGCGGACGATAACGGAGCCTATAACATATATTTTAATGACTCTGAGGAACTTTGTTGTGAGTATATGAGATATTGTGTTACCAAAGAGTTTAAAAAGCCGCTTCTATTGAAGAGGCTGTTGAATGGATGGATCAACTAATGAACTAAAAATTAAATAGAAATGAAACAAAAGAAATTACATATATCTTTTGACTTAGTATAATTGGCAAAACGAAAAGTACAAATTTTCAAAACGAAAGAGGATGTAAATTAAACTGTGTC